AGTATCATCGAAAGTAAGAGTGAATGATGCTACGTTAGAAACTGCAGTAAGTGCACCAATTGTGTTAAGTCTGTCGAATTGAATACCAATTGAGCTGTTACCAAGACCAATAGTATCACCAACAGTCAAGTTAGCAGCAAGAGCAGATGCATAAGCATTTGTTGCAATACCGTTTGCAGAAACAGAAGAAACAACAACTGTTACAGAATTGCTACCGATATTTGCAGTGAACGATGCAGTAACATCAGCATTAGCAACCATGTTAAGAGTTGAACTGTATGCATTTGGACTATCACAAACAGAAACCTTAAGTGAGTTACCAAGAGCACCTGGATAACGAGCAGCAAAAATAACTGAAGAATCGAAAGTACCAGCCTTATTTGAATAATCAGTGGTATTAAGAATTGCAACAGTAGAAGAATTGGCTAGTTGTGATCCAGCAATAGTACCATAAGCATTGTATGCAGAAATCTGACCGTTAGCATATGTTGAATTGGCAAAAGTGTTAGCAGCGCGAGCAACGATAAGGCTGTTTGTATAGCCTAGGAAGTTAGCTGCAGTGAACCATGTCTCGGCATTATTAGCATTTGGCTTACCAAATATATTAACGAGACTTGTTTCTGAATCGACAAGAGTTCTTTCATTAACTGGACCCCAGTTGAAGATACCCGCGATGGCTCCAGTGCTAGTGGCAACTGCAGGTACAATCGTAGTAAGATCTACCTCAGTTACATTTACGCCTGGACTTAATTGAAATGGCATTGTTATTCTCCTTCCATGGAAAAGGTATTTTGATTAATCTATGATTATTTATAAATTTTCATTTTCTACATCATAACTAGACATCCAACCTGTGCCACGGGGCAATTCTAATGCCTCGTGTGGGTCGTCAATGCCATTGTCAACAAATCCAAAAGGAGATAAGTCAATCATAATCTCATCATCAGTTTTATCTCGGAGTTTCATAAGTGTATTTATGTTGGTATAATCCTTGAAATATTGCTGTTCTGAAAGCCAACCGAACAATACTAGACCCATTACAAGATCGTCGTGTGCTCCATCTTCAGCTTCATAGCTTTTGCCCTTACGAGAAAATCTAGCTAGTTCTTCAATAGTATGAAAATCATTAACAATTAACTGGTTTTGTTCAATCAAAAGTTTAAGCATTGAACAACCATTTGCCTTGACAGAAATAGTAGTTCTTACACCCATATCTACTTTAGAACCAAATCCAGTGCTTACTTTCTTACCACCACGACCTGCATTTTCAGTTGAAAGAACATTTTCATATTCAAAATCATAATGAAGAGAAGCACCAACTTGTTCTCCAAGATCATTAATTTCAACTAGAACAGGAGCGTTATTATAAGCTTTGGCGACTCGATGAATTACCTCTGCATAATCGAGAGGTGTGATCATATTATTTCGATATACAGCTGCTTGATTATATGGCATTTTTGTAACATCAATAACATGGAATGCAGAATAATCTAATCCTTTACCACGAGACACATCACAAATAATAACATAAAGATTATTTTGGATTGGTTGAGAGTATGCAGTCAAACCTTCACGTGCATTCAATGGAGTCTGGTGAACAAGTTCTTTTAATTTCCAACCAGCGATAAGAGTGCCAGAGCTACCAAGGAATTCAACGCAATATTCTTGCTCAAATTTCTCCATGTCGAAGTTCATAGCAGCAAGAGTATCTTTTTGCCACTTTTCATCTCGACCTGGAACGTCTTGCCACATTACCTTAGTGAATGAATATCCATTTCTACCTTCATTGGCATTAACCCAAATTTTATAAAAATGATTCAAACCATTTGGAGTTGACACAAGAACAATTTTTGATTCTTTACCAGATGAAATGGTAGGATAAACTGAGGTAAAAAATGCATCCCAATTTTCAATAAATGCTGCTTCGTCGATGAATAGAAGATTGATAGAATAACCACGAATAGCATCAGAGCTTGTTGCTGCTGCAATAACACGGCTCTCATTTTCGAGTTCCATAGAACCCTTGTTCCATTCCTTCACACCCTGCTGCAACCATGTCGGAAGATGCTGGTAAGCTAACTGGATACGACCAAGAATTTCTCGTGCTGTCTCGCCTTTATTGGCAAGCAGTGCAACTGTTTTTTCTTTATGGAAGATAATATACCAGAGCACGAAAGCGCAAGTAACAGTCGATTTACCAGCTTGTCGAGCAGTTGCAATAACATTGAAACGATTGTCCGCCATGGAACGAATCATATCTTTTTGATATGGATATAATTTGAATGCAACGAGACCACGATCAATATTGATGATTTTCATATATGTTTCAGTAAAATATACTGGATCTTGAGAACACTTTACGTATTCTTGTACAAGCTCAGGTGTCCATTCTATTGATTGTCTTGCACGTTTTAGATTAATGTTACCATTATAACCACGTGGTGCTTTAGGAGCTGCTACCATTTTTCATATTCTCGATTACTTTTTGTAACTCAGCTGTCGAACCAACAAACAGATTATTTGTCACTTGCTGAGCCTGTTCATTAGTTGGAGCATCAGATGAACTAATGTCACGAATTTTCTTTTGAATATCTAACAGATCTTTGTTAGCATCGAGCATTGTTTTCATGAGAGTACCAAGTACTTCAAATGCTCTTGGGTGTTGCGAACTATCTGCAATCTGTGCTAGTTTTTCAATAGCATAAGAACCATTCTGAATAATCTCGTGAATATTAGCACGAGCCATTTCGAAATCATTCTTAGCACTATCATCATGCGCTGCTGCTACAATTGATTTTATAGGATCATTTTTAGGCATAGGAGCAAGATTAAAAGCTGCACTCAATGGATCATTATTTGCACTATTTGTCATTCTATTGAATCTGTATCTGTTTTAGTTATAACATAACCAAAGTCGTCGGAAGCTACGATATCTGATACTGGTATTGAAAGAGAAGCATTAGATGTAGGTTCGCCATTGGCTGTTAAACCAGGTTGAATTTGCACGTATGAAACTGCCCCAACATTTCCAACAGCAGATTGTAACTGACCATCGGGAACATGAGGAGTGTAGAAAGCAGTATTTGTATACTTAATAACTTTGGTAGTTTTTACTGGTCCATAGATATAACCTTTAATGGTAAAATCTAAAGTCCAAGTTAATGATTGACGTTCAGTAAATGAACCATCATATGTATCACTGTGACTTACTCTATGTAGTACAACAGGTATTTCCATAGTGATACCCATTTCTGGAATAAGTTGAACAGTTACAGTAAAATCAGGAGTAAAGAAAGGAAGAATCTGTTCAACGATCTTTGTTCCATCCTCTGTATTTTTTACAAGAATATTAAGCTGGAAATCAAAATTATATGGAACAGGATTGTATTGATACTTTAAAGAATTTGCTGTATTTGCAACATGTGCAACTCTTCCAACAGTATGTAGTTTTCTTGATGGTTCGTAATTCACACCAACCATTTCAAAAGACATTACAGGAAGCGTCATTGTTGCTGTTGGACGATCAATATTAGGATCTTGTTGAAGACGAGCCAACATTTTTTCTTTTGGCGCGTAAGTGATTGGCACCTTAATAAGCTGCGTCATGTTTCCGTTTGTATCTGTTCTGATAATAGAAATATTATCGAACAACGTGCCAAATAAGGTAACATATTTACGGATTGTTGAAAAATAAAAATTTTGACCGAACATTAGAAATGACCTTCACTGAATGGATCTTGAGCCGTAAAATCTATGAAACCTGAAGATTCATTTGCCATGATATCATTTGTTCCTGTACCTTCAATATTATCTAGGTTATATTGTTCAACCTCGATATAATCATCATCTTCATTTGTAATAGGTTCATTCTGTTCTGTCATAATAGAATAATCAAGAATGTTAGTGCTATACTGAGTTTGGATACGATCAATTTCTGGAATACCAGTGCTGAATGTTTCGTCACTGTATTCGAATAATTCACAAGTCATTTCCCAAGTCTGTAATGAACCTAATTGATAGAACATTTCAAACTTGTTGACAAATTTAATTTGAAAACATTTATTGTTCAATGGAAAATAAATTAAATCGCCTTCGCGTGGTCTAGTAATTGCTGTGTATGCACCAATTTCATTAGAGAATGTTCTTTGTGCAATAGAGAAAATAACCTGATCTCGAATTTCAAGACCAAACTTAGACATGAAATTACCATCGCCAGAAAATCCATCAACTGATTTGATATAAAATTCTACAAGATAAGCATTGGTATACGATGATTGATCGTCAGCTGTGTAAACCTGATCGAGGTTATTAATATTACGAGGAATGTAAAACATATCCTCACCATAAATTTTGATCGCTTCAATAATCAAATTTTCCAGCAAATCTTGTTCGCCCGAAGATTTATAGTTATTGAAATAAAAATTAGTTGACATCAGATTATATTCTTATGTTTACATTTGGCATTGTGGTAACGACCTATGGTTCCTGCATTGCCCTCATATTCACAATGCTGACATTTAATTTTCTTATTATTTAGTTCTTTGAAATGTGTTGTTTCTCTAATTTGGTTCTTGCGTTCTTCAGAAAGTTTTTTGCCTCTGTTAGCAGCTGCAGCCATTTCACGAGCTTTAAAATTATCTTTACCTACATTTTTACCAATCATTGATTGGCGACGTTTTTCTCGAACTTCAATATCAGAACTTCTAGTGTCTCTTGTAGCTAATCCAGCGAGATATTTTTCTCTAACTGATGGGCGGTACATCGCTTCTTTAGTTTTTTGTGAAATTTTTTCTCTTATTGATAACGAAGAATTTATATCAGTTGTCCAATGACCCCATTTATGCTTACGTAAATTATAATATTTTTGACCTAATTCTTCATTTTTAATAAAGGAAAGCCATTTATATTCCTCTTCGAACATCTGATCTCTGTTAGAAATATTCTCAATTAATATTTTTCTTGTGAAATCTTTAGGTCTACGCTTAAATGCTTTTCTCATCCTATTCGAAGAACAAATATATCCATCATTTTTAAATCCCCAATGACATCCAACATAATACATTTTACGTTTTTTATCAAACCAAAGATAAACAAACCCATACTTTTCCATTTTAAAACTCCTTAAATTATAGAACATTATATTCTACTATATAAAAAGTATTTAGTCAAACGGTCGCGTCAGCCGATCATATCTGTAACTGGGATACTGTTGTAAATGATCATTTCCTTTTCCATTTCTCTGCGCTCTTCATGCGCTTCATTATAAATCTGTTGACCATTAAAAGTGATACCACCTGGAAGTTGCATATTACCGAACTTCTTTAGGTTTGATCCCCACTGTTCTTTGATAAGAATAGTTGCATAATTCTGCAACCAACGCTCTGAGTATGTCTTTGTAAATGTATCTGGATCAACGATCTGATAAGCTTCTGCAATGATATAATCACCAACGTTGATGATATTCCAGTCCATGTCAATATACAACTTATTAACATTACGGTTATATCGAATAGGCTGCTGACCAACGAGCATCTGTTCAAGAAACTGGATGTGCTGGAGAGCCATGTAGTATGGAACCATCGAGACAGAAGTAAGTGTATAAAGATCGTTCAATGCAATCTGATAACGAATGTTGAATAGGTTATTTGTATTCAACGCCTGACCGATTGGGAAAAGATTGACAATACCAATAATATTATCAGGAACAGGAAGATACTTGTTATCAATATCAGTCTGTGTTACTTGATACTTGTAATAAGTTTTATCAACACCATCGAAATGATAGTCCCAATAAAAACGAAATGCTTCGTCGATACGATCTTCAACCTGATCATCATCAACATTAATTTCAATTACAGGAGCGCCTAGCTTACGTAGACAATAAGCTTTAAAATCTGCTCTTGATGCTGGTACTGCCATTTATTTCAACCCTTGTTTTTAATATTTATCTATTCTTAGGAATATTAATTAAACGCGAATTTGCTTCAAGAGCAATAAATTCATGCGCTTTTCCAGGTTCCCAATCAACAATATCTCCTGCTTTAGAATTCATTTCCCAATCATCTCCACGAATATGAAATGATCCTCTAGCAATTATACTAAAATGTATATCAATTTCTGTATGATTATGCATTGGTAAAATATCATTTACTTCTGGAAAATCATAAACAATTGTAAGTACGTTACCAAATATATGTTGTGCAGATTTCATCATATTATATAACTTTCGGTGCAGTACCATCAAGTATTGGAGTGATAGCTACCCAAGATATATTTTTTTCATTCCATCTATAATCTTTACCATCAGTAGGATAAGGAATAGGTGGAATCCATTTTTCTTTCATACTATCAAATATAAAAGAAGGAAACGAAGATGGTTTTGTAGGAGTTTTATCAATCCATGATAATGTAGACTCATTCCATTCGTATAATTTATTTTTTGAATCTTCTGGTAGATTAACAGGAGCTTCCCATTTGCAAGTTGTTTCGTTTAAAATCCAAGAAGCAAAAAAAGGTTTAGTTTCTCTGAATGCATCTCGTTCAACATCATAAGTTTCACCAACTATTGCATAATTTTTACGAAATGAACTGTTGTAACTGGTCTGGATCCATTTTGTATTTTCTCCAAATATTTTTTTACAAATTTCAATACCAATGGTTTCATTTTCTTTACCAGTTGCATCAATAATATCATCATTACTAATAGTAATAACATTTGTTACAATATTATTTTCATCAATTTGTGCAAAATGTGCCATAGTTTAATCCTTATTAAAGTGGAGCAAGTATGCTAGAACCAGTGAATGTATGATATGTATAACCACCAGAAGAAGTAACAGTTCCGCCACTATATTTTTGTGTTCCTGCATAACGAATGATAATAATACCAGAACCACCACTACCAGAATAGCCAGGAAATCTAGCACCACCACCACCGCCGCCTAAATTAGTTGTACCAGATTGAGCATTTGCACCATTGCCAAGAGAACCAGCTCCATATCCGCCACCACCTACACCACCATTACCACTGCCGCTCAATCCATGACCACCAGCACCACCAGCATAGTAAGTTCCATTTACAGACCAACTTGTTCCAGCGCCACCATCTCCACCATAATCATTAATAGTAGTTGATGGATAATAATTTCCGCAACAATAGTAGCTAGAACAAATTTGAGTTTGGTAACCTGCGTTACCAACTGCTCCAGCGCCACCACCACCACCAGAACCGCCAGAACCACCATTTTGATTAATATTACCAGCGCCGCCATTATGTCCTTGACCAACAGTTCCGGTTCCACCACTACCCGCAGTGCCGCCACCACCACCAGAACCGCCAGAACCACCACCAGAATAGTATGCGCCACCGCCGCCGCCACCTGTTGCAGAAATGCTACCAAATGATGAAACACCACCCTGACCACCAGAAGTAGAAGCAGCGCCACCTGCGCCAACAATAACATTATAACTTATTCCAGCAGCAGAAGTTGTTCCTGATACAAAACCACCACCTGCACCACCACCACCTGCAATACCATTCCCTCCACCAACACCAGTACCACCGCCACCACCACCTGCAACGATTAGATAATCAAATGATGTAGGAAATACTTTTGATAATGAACCTAGTAAAACATTATAAATTGACATTAGGTTAAACCGCCGCCAGTGATAACAAATGTATTGGCACCAACGCAAAATACTGTAGCTAACCCACGTTGTGCAAGTGTACGATTACCTGTAGTTGATGAACCAACAAGATACATTGTTACACCAGAAGTTTGTACAATAGATTGATTTGCTGAACTGTCATTATAAATGGTTACTGATTGTCCTGCTGAAAAAATAGAAGCAGGAACAACAATGCCGCCACCTGTAATGTCAATAAACTTACCATTATCAGAAGCAACTAGTGTATAAGCACCACTTGTTTGTGAATTAACTGGAACATTTCGAATATTACCAATGCTATCAGAAAGTGTATTACTGAAAGTAGCTGCACCAGTTACTGTAATAGTATTACTGACAGCAAGAGAATTAGCAATTACAGCTGTTGAATTTACTGTGAGTGTAGTCGAACTACCAGCAACAATATTGATCGTATTAGAACCAGCATACTGAAATCTATTGTTGGCAGTAGATTCAAACCAAATATTGGCTACTTGTAATGTTGACATATGTTAACTACCTGTATTTGCTGTTGGTGCTGGAGTAATAGTAAGCGTACCAGCTTCTACTAATGTCATAATGTTTTTGTAATCTGTATTTGTAGAATCAATTGGAATGAAACCAGCTATATTATTAATATCACAGCTAATTCCTGTAACTACACCATTAAAAGAAATATATTGAGTATTAGTGTACATGATCAAAGCTCCGCTGATGCTGTATATGTAACATTAGAAATATTGCCTTCTCCAGAACCAGAAGGAGTTTGTGCAAAAGTAATTTGTCTCGATGTAATAATTGCTGCTGATGGTGAACCTGATGCTGTACCTGCATTTGTATATGCTGGAATAGTAACAGTTGGCGCTGTTCTCATTGTTACAGGCAAATATAAACTAGGATAACCAAAAGAAGCCACCGATTGAAAAAATCTAGCAAAAAATATTCCGCTTTCTTGAACATAATATCTCTGACACTGCACCAATTGGTCGCTGTAGATTTGCAGCTCGTAAGGATTGGCTTTGGTTCCGACTTCGAGCTGGACGCCTGTGATGTACAAGCTCTCATCCGCGCCCGCCGTTCCAGAAGCGTTCCAAGAAACTTGAAACCCTATTTGTGTAGCTGTAGAAGAAACTGCCCCCGTGTACGCATATAACACCCATCCCGTTGTTATCGATGTGCTAGTGCTTACAATTGTTGATTCTCCGGTCCATGCTCCACCAGTCATGTTGCTGAAGCTTTGATCAGTTCCAGTACCGGTGTAAATATTTATACCTATTGGTTGGCTTAAATTTGCACCCGCTTTTGCATAGAAAGAAAGCGTAATACTTTTTCCTTGCAGGTCGACGCTGTTCAGCGTTTCACAAGCCTGTCCCAAAGCATAAGCAGATGTAACCATGTTGCCGGAGGCGCGTTGTAATTTGGCAGCATATTGAAACCCAGTTAAACCAGATGCAACTTGCGAAAAAGTTCCCGCGCCGCCAGCCGCGCTGTAGTATGCGACAAAGCGATCGATGCTGGGGTATATGGAACTATTGTTTTGAAGAGCGCCAGAAGTACCACGTTGAGCAAATAGCATATTCCCATTTATAAGATGGTTGCGTTTGAAGCTGGACGCCATTGAAAAGTTACCGGCAACTGTTGTATCACCAGTAATATTAACTGTATTACTAAATGTAGCAGCACCAGTATGTGTTGTTGTATTACTAAATGTAGTGGCACCAGTAATATTAACTGTATTACTAAATGTAGTGGCACCAGTAATATTAACTGTATTACTAAATGTAGCAGCACCATTTTGTGTTAGTGTACCTGACACAGCAACTGATTGAACAGAAGTTGTACCTAAATTAGATGTTGGTTGACCAACAATGTTTGCTACTTGTAATGTTGACATTTATTAATTACCTGTATTTGATATTGGTGTACATGATCAAAGCTCCGCTGATGCTGTAAAGTTTCCATAGTAATAGGCACCGGCAGTGGACGCGCCAACTCCGTAAATTTGAAATTGACCTGAGTATGGATTTAATGCCAGCGAGTTGAGATTTGTAGAGGAAACTGAACTTGTAGCCATCGATGGGGCGGTTCGCATTTCAACAGCAAATGATTGTTGGTAAAACATTGCTGTTGAGTTCAAAATGTAACCGGCTTGACCAAATTTACCAGCTTGATAATACCTCTGACACTGCGCCAACTGATCGCTGTAAATCTGGCGCTCATAGGGCGTGGCAATTGACCCTGCCTCAAGTTGCACATTACCAATCGTCCACGTTCCGCTGGTCTGCGCGCCAACAGAAAGAACAATCTGCAAGCCAGTCGTAGCCGCAGAAGGAATGGCAATCTGCACATTGTAGCGCGTCACCGTCGAGCTGACGGTAAACGTTCCGGTGGCGATGGAAGTGACCGTAGGAGACGCCAAAGTGCCAAACGTGTTCGTCGTGTTGGCGTAGTAGGCAGTCCACGTCACGGTCGTCAAAAGACTGTTCGCCAGATCGACGGAGAAGGTTGCCGTCGTGCCAGCAAGATCAGCGCAGTTGAGAGCTTCGATACGCTGCGCGAAATTGATGGCAGTGACGGATGCAGCACCAGTGAACTGATAGCGATACTGATTTGCCGTCGCGCCAGCCACTTGCTGACCCGTCACGTTCGCGCCTGTGCAGTAAGCGTAGAAACGGTCAACCGTATAGGTCAAAGCCGCACCAGCGGTGATCGTTTGTGCCGCGCCAGCATTGCGCTGGTCCACCGCGCAATTTCCATTGATGATGCGGTTACGCTTGAAGCTGGACGCCATTGAAAAGTTACCGGCAACTGTTGTATCACCAGTAATATTAACTGTATTACTAAATGTAGCAGCACCAGTAATATTAACTGTATTACTAAATGTAGTGGCACCAGTAATATTAACTGTATTACTAAATGTTACTGCATTATTGGTAGCAATAACAATAGCATTTGCACCAGAATTGCCTTGGAGAAATACACCACCACCCGAAGAGACAATAACTTTACCACCGACAGTATTGCCAGAAGTAACCGTTAGATCGGTTGTACCATTAGCTGTATTAATTGTTGTTACTGAAAGTGTACTCATTAGATGATCACCGCTCTACCGCCAGTTGAAATTGTGAACGTATTACCTGTGCCAATAGTGATCGGACCAGTAGTCAGAGCATTTTCACCAGCAGCAATGGTAATATTATTTGACATCGTATTTCCATTAATACGGAAAAGATTGTTTGCATTTGAAGGCGCGCCAACTGTGCCAGCATTACCTTTATAGTAACCACCACCAGATGAAAATGCAGTACCATTAATGAAAACACCAGTACTGGTAAGATATGCATTAACAGTAGAGTTACCAACAAAAATAGCAGAGCTGTTTGAACTTACATTCGAACCAACAGAAACAACACCACTGAATGTTGGGGAAGCTAGAAGCGCATAGCTCGCAGCAATAGTTCCACCAAGATACAATGCATTATTAGCGGTAAGCGAAGTCAACGCACTGTTGACGTTTAGATCAGCTTCGTTTTTACCGAAAGCATGAGTAGCATTATTAGCTGTGCTACCAGAGATATTGATGTTTTGGAGATTAGCTTGCAACTGTGCATTTGATACAACGTTAGCCGCAGAAACAGTTCCAACGTATAAAGCGTTATTAGCCGTGCCAGTGAAGAAAGTAGAATTTACTGTCGCATTGACAGAAGAGTTGCCGACGATTAAATACGTATTTGCAACTACGCCATTTTTAACTTGGAAGTCTAATGCTGACATTATCGGTTCCCTTTCCCCGAGTTCTTTTTATTATTTATCCAACTGCCCAAGGCAAGGTAGGATTAATTACAGTAGGTGGATTAGCTGAATTGTCAATTGATGTATTAATTAAAGCTTGTGCATCAGTTATTACTGCTGGATCAGTATATTGTTCAACCCAAGAAATAACATCTGTTTCTGTCAAAGTTGCAAAAGGTTTATATTCAGTTGCTGGATTATATGGTATATCTGTACTTCCTAATACAATAGAACTGTATGTACCATCTGTACCTTTGTATTCCCATAAAACTGTGAATACAAGATTTTCTAATGATTGGTATGTTGGATAACATAAAACGTTTGTTATTCTATAAGAATATGTAATTGACATTTTTTATTTCCTTAGTATTCAATAATGATTGCACCAGTGCTTCCTGCACCACCCGAACGACCAGTTGCAGCAGAGCCAGCATAACCACCAGATCCTCCAGCGCCAAATCCAGTGCCAGCAACACCATTAGCACCAGTGATTGGTGTTGGTGTTAATCCGCCAATACCATAACCAAGTGGTGTACTAGCACCAATACCAACTACTGAAGTAGTTGCAGCTGCAATGCCACCAGTACCACCAGCCTGACCGTTAATGCCTAATGCATTGGCAGTTGTACCATTTGTAATTGCTGATTGCGTTCCACCAGTTCCACCTGCACCACCAGAAACAGAAGCACCAGCAGCAACAGTAGCATATGTTGTACCGTTATAAGTTATACTCGAAAGACCACCAGCACCACCTGCACCAGCAGAAGCACCAGCTGTTCCTGCAGCACCAACTGTATATGTCATAGTATATACACCAGCAACAACTGTTAAGTAAATAACAATTACAGCTCCAGATCCACCACCACCACCAACTGAACCAATAGTTGCAGCAGAGCCAGCACCGCCACCACCACCACCAATAATAGTTACTTTAATTTTAGCTCCTGCAAATTGCAAAGCTGTTGGAAAAGTATATGTTGCTGCAGAACCAGTAACAAATACAGTCATATTTGAATAACCAGCACCTGCACCGTCAACTAATAATGAACCATAAACTCTTGTTCCACCTATAAGTTTTGCCATTTTAATTTCCTATTTTAATTATGATGTACCTGTTACTTCATCAAACTGATTAAATATTTGAGTAATACCTGTATTGGACAATTTCATCACCGTTGTATTTGCTGGCAATACAAAGTTTGGCGTAGCAAATGGAATAGGGCTAGTCTGCTGAGTTGTACTACTCGATGTCAGTGTATAACCATTAAGTGAATTGTCTTTCAATGTTGATGACTGTGATGTAAGTAATGAAACTTGTGAAGCATTAGCACTTTGACTTGTTGTAGTCAAAGGTGATGTTGATGGAGTAAATCCAGTTGTATATAATGCTGTTCCTTTAACAATACGAAGGTTAGAAATATACCCATTATATTTCAAAAATTGATCAGAAGCTCTTGCTCCAACATATAATGCCTGCGTTGAAGTATCATCAGCGGAAACAATGGTTACGCTTGAACTTGAATTTGCCAATGTTCCATTTAAAAACAATCTAGTAGTTGTACCATCATATGTTGTTGCTACGTGATACCAAGTATTATTAGCAAGAGCTGATGTTTTTAAATTTCCATTATCTGTATAATACGTCATTGTATTATCAGTTTCTATACGAAAAGTATAACCAAATGTACTTGCTAAATTTTTATTGACAAGGTCTTGCTGTGTTCCATTGACAAGCGTTGGATACATCCAATATTCAACAGTATAATTCGATCCAGCTAATACTAAAGATGTATTTGCTGGAACAGTATAATATGCTGAACCATTAAAGTAAGTACTGAAATAACCATCAGGAAATCCAATAATAGGAAATGGACTAACCGTAGAATTTGTTGGAGAACCAACTTTTGCAATTGGATTATTATATACACTGATATCAGTTAAATCTGTTTTAAGAGTTCTCAATAATAACGTTGTACTTGCTGTGTTAGTAATAGCAGAAATATTAGTTCCAGAACCTTGTGTTATTGTCAATAAGTTTGTTGGTGGCGTGAACGTACCAGTATAAACAGCAACACCACTTACAATACGAAGATTTGAAATATAACCAGGAAAATAACCGCCAACTACAAGACCATAATAACTTCCAATAGTGCTAGTTGTGGGTGTTACTGTATAGTTTATGGAGTCAGTGGCTGTTGCTACTGAAACACCATTTCTGTAAATCGTTCCTGTTGTTCCACTTCTAACGTAAGCAACATGAAACCATTGACCAGTTGGAAAATCTGTTGTTGATGCATCATTTGCACGTATAGCACCACTGCTATACCAGCCAAGACGACCAGCACCACTCAAACCAAAACCAAATGCCCAAGATGTTGTATGTGTTGAATCTCTAGCATCGATAATATATTGCGATGCTTGTGTAGCAGTAAGATATATCCAAGCTTCAACAGTAAAATTGCCTGTACCAAATGCAACACCAGAGCCTGATGACCAAGTTAAATACTGAGATGTACCATTGAGCGAAATACTTCCAGTTAAATTAGGATTTAAAGACATTTCATCAAAATTATTAAAAGTTTGTAATACACCATTGCTGTATTGTTTACTAACCGTTAAACCAAGATTTGCTGCATATGATGGTAACAACTGAAGAGGTAAACAGTTGTTCGTATTTGTTAGCGTAAATGCATTTGGCGAATTATCAATAATAGTTGGTGATTGACCAGTAACTAAAGATGCACTACCAGGTGGAAGATTATAAAGTGGTGGTGTGAAATTTGATGTATAAATTGCTGAGTTATTAGAGATACGAATATTAGAAAGATAACCACTGAACTGTGCATTAACAGTGCCAACTGTATCATATCCAATATTTAATACAGCAGCTCCTGTTCCAGGTTGTGTAATAGTTACTGGTGTTGTCGTAACGCTTTTACCATTAAAATATATCGTAGCAGAGCCAGCATTTGAAACTACTGCAACATGATACCAAGTATTCAAAGCAATAGATGTATTACTAGAAACACCAGTAGAACCTGTAAGCGGTCGACTAGCAGAAATAGTTGAGTCTGGATTAAGATAAACGGTAAAAGAATTCGATGTACCATTAACTCCAATCATTATAAATCGACATTGGTTTGAAGCAGGAACTACAGCTGTTTGATATAACCAAGTTTCAATAGTCCAATTACCACTAGAAAGAGTAAAAGCTCCGCTAGACGGAGCTGTCAATTTGCTACCATTAAAATATATACCATAATATGCATTTGGTAAAAATGGAGTTGATGCTATTGATAAAGCAGTACCGACGTTAGTGACTGTAAAAGCATTTGGACTTGAATCTAAAAATGCATCTTTAGTGTATGGCGTATTTAATAACAGAGATGTATTAGTAATAGGTGTTAACGGTTGCTTTGGTGGAGTAAATGCTGATGTATATACTGCTGTACCTTTTACAATACGGAAATTTGATATATAACCATTCAACGCATAAGTTGCTGATGGATTGTTACCATCGGCACCGATAATAGGTCTGTTAGCTCCAACAGTATAAGAAGTGGAGTCAGATACGCTCGAACCAACTTGCGATCCATTAATATATAATCTTGAAGTGCCGCTTGCTCTAGCAACGGCAACATGATACCAAGTATTGATAGATAATGTTGGTCCAGTTATTGTAGTAGCACTGAGGGTAGTTGATATAACACCGGCTGTTGATGCTCCAATAACAATATAATTTGTTGTTGATGAAGTACCTGCGGGTCTTAAGTCGAATATCTGACTTGCGCCCGATACAAAAGATGTAAAATTTACCCAAAATTCAATAGTAAAATCACCAGCGCCAAAAGTAAACGAAGAAGCCGCTGAGGTTGGAAGATTTAAATATTGAGTTGATGCTGCAGTGAATGAAATACTACCCATTGCATTAGGATTATTTGTTACTTCGTCGATGTAGCTGTAGGTTTGTAGATTACCAGTATTAGCTAATCTGCTAACTGTATTTGCCATTATGAGAATACCGTGTCAAGACTTCCAGATATTGTATTTATGAACTGATATGCAACACCAGTGCTTGTACCTGTCGCGTTTGTAAAGGCAATATTAGATACAGCAATAGATGCACCATTACTAAATGAACTACCACCACCCGTTACTGTTGACCAATAAACACCACCAGTAGCATTTGATGTCAATACTTGGTTAGCTGTACCATTCGAACCATTTGCTGTAATTACACTGGATACAACTATAGTATTGGAAAATGTGATGGTGTTTGTAAAAGTATATTGGCTTGCTGTATTAACGCTACCGCTACCACCAGTAACACTTGCCCAAATTGTTGCTGTACCATTTGATGTTAATACTTGGTTATTTGTTCCTATTCCACCATTGATTGCGATTGCTGTAGAATTGATATTAACATTAACAGTGTTGTTACCGTGGTTTACAGAAGGAACAGTAATTGCACCAGTAAACAGAGCGCCGGAAAGTGCAGCATAGTTAGCAAGATTATTAGACAGCTGGAACGATGTAACATAAGAAGAAGAAACAACACCACCAAGATAAGCAGAATTATTAGCATTTAATGCATTGTTAGCTGTGCCATTTATTGTACTATTAAATATAATAGTGTTCGTAAATGTTTGGGTGTTCGACCAAGTATATTGAGCGTCAGCATTGGCAATATTAGTAATTGTTTGCCAAATCGTTGCTGTGCCATTTGATGTTAATACTTGATTAGTTGTGCCAACGCTTCCATTAATAGCAATAGAAGTGGAGTTAATATTTACGTTTACACTATTATTACCATGATTAACAGAAGGAACAGTAATTGCGCCAGTAAATACTGCACCAGAAAGTGCAGCATAGTTCGCTAAATTATTTGTTAACTGGAATGCAGTAGTATAAGATGCAGCTGCTATACCACCAAGATAAGCAGAATTATTAGCAGTGCCAGAAAAAGTAGTTGAATTAATAGATGCATTAACAGTAGAGTTACCAACATAGATTGGATTCTTTGTGAATGTACCTGCATAACCAGTTTCAAGGTAAGTATTACCCGAACCCTGACCAATTACAAAACCTTCAAGATTAGAAGCAGCCGCAATGATATCAACGGTATTGTTCGTGTAATAGAATTTGGTAGTTACACCAGTATTGCGACCCATTCTCCAATTAGCATCAGTAATACCATTAAAATATATGGCGCTTGTATTACTATTCAAACCAAACAAACCACCATTGATAGATACGTTAGCATTGAACGTATGGTTATTTGTCCATGTAAAAGCTGCCGCTGTATTCGTGCCAGTAGCTGCAGCTATAGTTGACCAATAAGGAGGGCTAGCACCGTTCGAAGTGAGAACCTGCCCTGCGTTACCATTTGAGCTACCAGCAACCAAAGTAGATGTTACTTCAAAAGGAACAACAGCTTTGAAACTAGAAGTTGAACTATTTGCAAATACTGTCCATATTGCTCTCTGACCATAAGTTGCGTTAGTCGAATACATAACGAAATTGTCATCATTTTGTTGAATAAATGATGAGTATGCAAAAGTATTAACTGTTTGGAAATTTAAACTTTTATTATTGTTTAGTATGAGATTATTGTTATGTGTTATAACACCTGATAATGTATAGCTTCCAGAAGTATTAACATAAGAAGAAGCAGCAACACCGCCAAGATTGTTGGCATTGTTAGCAGTAAGAATAGCAACGTTAGCAGCTAGTGTTGAATTGAGCTGATAAGAAGAAGCAGCAGTTCCACCAAGATAAGATGAATTATTAGAACTACCAGAGAATGTTGTTCCATTCATGGTAACATATGCAGAATTGTTACCTATCTGTAAAACAGAAGAATTTGCAAAAAATAAGTTAGCTGCTGACGCATATGTTGGATTGTTAACAACACCAAACCAAGTGTTACCGCCAGGACCATTATTTCCTGGCCAACCAAGCGTAATTGTTGGACCAAGATTTTGACCACCAATCAAAGCGTTTGCGCTAAGAGCAACGAAATTGGTTGTAGTGTTAGCAGCTGCAAAGATTGTAGAGTTGACAACAGAATTGACACTAGAATTACCAATGTATATTGTATTGGTCACAGATTGATTCAATACATTAGAACCAACGTATATTAAGCTAGTACCATCTGAAGTATAGAGGATTTGATCCGGCATGTTAAGCGCAAATTCACCAGCAGCAATATACTGTGTGTTAGATGAATTTGTTGTATTAGGAATTCGTCCAGCAGTGGACGTTCTCTTATGCTGGATAATATTATTAGCCATTTGGCTTCCTCTTTAACGGTATATACCGAGGTTAAAAATCTTCTTTGATCTTTGCAGTCTTCTTATTTAAGCTTGACTGTAATTTCTCAACGTCTGCTTGGAGACTAGCGATCAATTTCTCGGCAATCACTAGTCTCGTTTGCAGTAGAATCTCATTTTTGATGAGATCTGTCAATTTATTATTCATCACTTCAATATAAGTGTTGACAAACTCTTCATTCATTAGTATAATATCTCTGTAACCCAGTAATGATTAGAATGTACCACCGTCGAGTGAACCATAGGCTGGTAGGTTGTTGGTGATCATGAGTACTTGTCCGTTAGCTACTGATCCAGGAATAGACAGTTTACTTAGTGCTGTTGGATTTGATGTACCAGCATAAAGAATATCACCAGCAGCATAAGTGTTAACGCCAGTACCACCAGAAGTAGCAAGTAGAGCAGAACTTAACACCAAAGTATTGGCAGAGAAGTTAACACCGAGTGTAGAGTTCGCTGTAATTTGAACATTTGATGTATTGGCAATAAGACCACCACCAACACCATAAGGAGCTAGGTATGCTTGTAAAGTACCAGTCGCGCTATTTGATGCAGAAAGATCAAAAGTAGGTGAAGTGTTTGGATTTGTATTTGAAGCAAAAATTTGGAAGTATGGACTATTGTTCGATGATTTCGAAGCAATACGACCAATACCTGAATACCAAACTGAGGTAGAGTTACCTGCAGGAGCATAAAGACCAAAGTCTACCGAATCACTAGTTCTGTTGTTAGAAGCAAGCTCGATAATGTTATCATTAACAGTAAGCTGTTGGGTGTTAATAGTAGTAACAACACCAGAAACTGTCAAGTTACCAGAAACAGAAAGATCAGCGAATTGAGCAAATACTGCAGGAGCGTATAAGTTCGAACTGTTCATTACTACAGAGGAACCAATAGTCACAGAAGTAGCATTTACTGTATTAGCTAGAATTGCACCACTGAATGTAATTGTGTTCGAGAATGATTGAGTATTAGTCCAAGCAATCTGAGCAGCGGCATTTACACCACCTGAACCTGAAGACCAATAAAGACCAGAACCATTAGAAGTAAGAACCTGACCAAGTGTACCTGCACTACCATTAGCAGTGATAGATACGCTATTTGCAACAGTAATAGTATTGATACCAATTCTTAGCTTTTCGTTAGTAGTTAGTGTACCGCCAGTGAAGAAGTTGACATAACCAGCTGCTAGATTCGAACCAAGAGTAAGAGCGCCATTACCAGTAAATAAATAACCATCATTCGGACCATTGATTGTCCAAAGAGTATTTGACCATTGAGAACTATTAATACCCATGTCAATGAAGTTAGTACCAAGAAGACCACCAACGTCATTGTATGCAGCAAAGTCAGCAGAAGCAGCAGGACCACTATTAGGGTTTTGGTGAGCAATCTGAACATAGTTGTTTACACTACCAAAACTAGTAAGAGTAGCAGAAGTTGAGGTGATGAAACCCATCTGCACATTGGTAGTGGTATTACCAACTGAAACGACACCAATAGTATTATTATAAGTGAAATTAGAAGTACCAGCAATTGTTCCAGAATTATTGTACTGGAACTGACCATTTGCACCAGCTGGAGTTGTTGCTCCGATAACCTGAGCCTGGACGTAAGTAGTGATAGCGCCAGTAGTAGCAAGTTCGTTATTAGAACCAGCAGAATTGATAGAACCTAGTTGACTTGAATTTGCTTGGGAAGAAATAGCATTTACGTAAGATGCACTAGAATTAACAGTGATTGTACCTTCAGAATTATGAAGGAAAAGACCCTGGGAAAATACATTGCTGATGAACGAGTTAGCATCAACAACCATTGCAGAGTTAGAAGTCAGAACACCTGGAGCTGTTACTTGATCAAGATAACCGTATTTATAACCACCAATTCGTACAGCTGTCGCACCTACACCAGTTTGTGCGCCAACATAAAAAGCATTCGAATTATAAGAATAAGCTAATTCACCACTGTTTAGTGTTGTTGTTGGCGAAGAAGAAGTATTACTTCTCTTAATTTGGATTAAGTTTGACATTTCTTTCCCTTTTATTGTTTACATTATTTAGAAAGAACCGCCATCTAAGGCTTCCACGAAAATTGTTATTTGTTTTACTTCATATTTATGAGTGTTAGCATTAAACACTAATGTAGAGCCATCAACAGGAGAATTTTCTACTACGTCGAGCAAGTTGTGAACATAACTCTGAGCAATGCCAGTGATATTATTTTTAAGATCAATTGGTGGATTCGAATCAGTAGTAGTAAGACCAACCGTGTTTGCTATGATAACATTTGGTCTTTTGATCGTAGCAATGATTGGCATTTATATTACCTTGAAACACTAGGGTTTACAGTTACAATTCCTTCAACAACTCTTGTTATTGTATTTGAACTATCAGTAACGATTACGTCATACACATAACGACCAGCAGTTAAATTACCAGAAGTATTTGAATCTAATGAAAGTGTTATTTCACCAAGAGATAAACTTATATTAAAATTGACCGCATTACTTGAACTGTAAGATTTACGAATTTGTGATTCGGCTGTATACACAGACAAATCTAATGGATTGCCAGAATCATCTGTCAATGAGATAATGGTATTAAATGTAGTTCCCTGATCAATTGATATGTTAGCTTTTGTTGCCATTATTACACCGTTACTAAAGTTCTGGTAAAGTTGACAGTTGTATTCGTTGAAACAGGAGTAAAGTTTAGAGAAACTGCAGTACCATTGATAGTTGCACCAAATACACCAATAGCTGTGTTAGTAATAAGTACAGCATATTCAGTAGTATAAACAGTTCCGGAATCATGAGTGACCATAAAACGAGAAGCGTAATAATTATTAGCAGTGTTATCTTTAACAGAAATAATATAGTCAGCAGTTCTGTAATTAGTAATCAAATATGAATCAATAACCTGAAGTGTTGCACCAGCGGTCATTGTATTTGAAGAATAAATCTGTGCTGTATTGTAATTGAAAGCGCCAGTGATGGCAGCATTACCAACAGCTGTATTAGAATTAACAGTGACTGCCAAAGTTGACATGGCACTCGCGACTTCATTGGTGCGGTTTCGCCAATAGTCGAACGTATTAGTTATAAGTGTATTGGCTACTAAAGCTGTCATTTATTGTCTCTTTAATAATTGTTCTAACATCTGTTTGATATCACCGATATCATTTTCTAATTTATCTACTCTCTGTGTAGTTGATCTTGCTGCTTCAAGAACTAATTTCTGTTTACGATAAGCATCAAGACCACCATTATCAACACTAAGGATGGCTCCAGAATTAGGATCCTTCACCAAACCTTCCACATTTGTCTTTATGTATTTATTCATAGTACCTCAGAGCTGTAGAGCAAGAGCAGTAAGATCCTGAAGAATCGGAACCTTAGATGAATCATTAGATTGAAGAATTACCTTAATCTGGAATCTTTTGAATGTAGTATAAAGGTTGTTATTATTGTTAAGATAAGTCAGACCGTTCTTGCCAATGATATAACCATTTGCACCAGTAAAGTTAGCTGCCCAAGGAGTGCCAACTGTAAGCTGTGTTGCATTGGCAATAGAAACGATTGCCTGATTATATCCACCGATATTTAAAATCTGTCCTGGAAGCAATGAAGTAAAGTTAGTATTTGCACCAGTGATAATATTCGAAGTGGTATTAGCAGTAACAGTTGCAACAGCACCAAGAGAGTTAGCGAATGAGCCGCTCGAGTTAGCTAACTGAGTAATAGTATTGCTAGACAACCAAGCAGTAGTTGGTGGTGGAACAACGAAGTAAGCATTAGCAGTATAGTTACCATTGAACGGTGAATTAATCTGAAGTGAAGTAGTATTTGTAATGGCAGTAACCTGACGAGAAGTTTCGTTAAACGTAGAGTTAGCCATCATATTAATCCAGTAACCAACCTGAACATCAGTACCGAATTGAGTACCAGTTCCAGTGATAGAATTTGAAGTGTTTGCTACTGTAATTGTTCCATTTGTGCTCATCATACCATAATATGGATATGTTGAATAAAGGAACTCACTGAAATCTCCTGGATTACTTGGATCAGAGAAAATATTGTATCCTTGATTCAACATTGGAGTCCAAGTTTTATTTGAGATTGAATCAGAATCTTCTGAATTTAAAAACTTAACATATACCTTGATGTCAGTTCCAGTTGGACGATGACCAACAACTGTAACTTGAAGATCCTGCGCATCTTGTCCCGGAGCAAGAGTAACGACCTGTGAGACATACTTCGACTTCGAAGTACCATAGTTGTAATATTCATTGTAGATGTTAGAAACAGAATCTACTTTATTTCCAATTACAAGAGCATGTGCACGCACAGTGTCGATAAGCGGCGAAAGAAGAACAGAGTCAGATCTAAGTGCAACATGAACATTCGCTGACTTAAGGTTATCTGTTACTTCTGTCGAATGACTTGCAATGATGCGTTCTTTGTC